CGAGCCCAGCAGCGTACGCAGCCTCGCCATACTCTGCCAGTGCCTTGTCATCGGTGAGCGACAGCCCTGCCTGCGCGCGCTCCAGCACCTGCTGGGCCACTTCCGTAGGGATTTCAGCCAGACCTTTCGCGGCACCCAGTCCTGCGGACGCTTTCAGACTGCGAATAGCCGCCGCTTTCAGCGCTTCTTCGCTGGTCTTCATTCCCAGCCACTTGCCGACGACGTTACCGCCGAGCAATCGCAGGGATGCGTAATCTAGAGCGCTTTGCGCCGCGCCCGTGAGCGCTGCTTTGCCAACGTCAGGCGCGATTGCTTGTCCAGCTTCTTGCTGGGCTCTGGCTTGTCGTTCAACGTTACTGCCGACGTACTGGGGAAGAAGCGCGCCCGCGCCTCCAACCACCGCGCCGACAGCCGCGCCCACTGGGCCAGCAACACCACCACCAATAAGCGCGCCACCTTTCGCTCCCGCAATCGTCAACGCAATGTTGGGTGCCTGCTCCGCAAGCACGTGGGGGAACTGGCGCATGACTTCTGCAGCCGCTGCGCCCAATCCCTGCTCTTCGAAAACCTTCTTGATCTTCGCGCCCGACACTTCCTGCGCGTACTTCGCATCGAGCCTGTCGTTGTCGGCTATACCTTCCTTTGCGGCATCGGCTGCGTTGCCGAAGACGGACTTGATACCGGTGAGTGATGACGAACCAAGCGACTCTGCGCCCTTGGAGAACGACGCCATGAGCCCCTTGCGAGGCGGGGTAGTTGGTGCAGCGACACTGGGCATGTCGCCATAGAACCGCTGTGACGCTGGGCGTGTGTCGAACGCCTCGGGCATCTTTTCACGGATGCGAGACAGAGCCTCCTCACGGCTGTACTTGTCGTTGATCCCGTCAACGACTGTGCCGTCAGGCAACGTCAGCGAGTACGCCATCAGTCCAGTCCGAAAGCAGAAGCCTTACCACGTTGCATGCGCGACATTTGGCCTTGCGTCGCAGACATGCGTTGCTGGAAAGCACGGTCGATCTTGTCGGCATACTTGCCGGGATTCTCGTTGAAATCCTTCAGCGCGAACGGGTCGTCCTTGATGCCTTCCAACACCTGCTTAACTGCACCGTTGTACGCACCATCGATAACTCGCAACATGCGCTCATCCCCCCGTGCCGCCGCCGATTCCTTGACCGCTGCCAGCCGCGCGCTCACCTCCGCGAACATCGCATCGACCTTGCGACTGTCCAGACCGAACTGCGCGGCTTTGACCTTGTGCTCCATCATGGAGGTGTTGACCGCGATGTCTTCGGCGCGGGTGCGGTCGGTGCGATCCGCTGCGCGATCCGCTTGCGTCTGCGCCTGACCACGGAGCACATCCTGCCGTTGCTGCATGCCCATACGCGCAGCCATCTCTTCACGGCGCAGATCGCGTCCATCACGATCAATCGCTGCGCGGCCTGCCTGATACGCGTTCAGACCCTGTTGGCCACCCTCACCGATATTGACCGCGCCCCACTTCGAACGACCGGCCAGCATTCCAAGGCCAGCGCGCAGCCACGCTTCGTTCTTGTTGTCGGTATAGCGCTGATCGAGCTTGCCGCGCTCGGCTTTGATTTCAGTGATGAACTGCTGCGCAACGTCTTCGCCATACATTGCCTTGATGCGCTCGTACTGGCGCATCACTTCGGCGTCGCGTTGCTCCTCTGTCATGCGGGGTGCAGCGCCGGTACGTGGGTCAACGAAGTCCGGATAGCCGGATTGCTGGCGCATTCCGCCGCCGATGCCACCGCCGACTGCGGTGCTGGGAACTCCGCTTGGGCGGGCGGGGCCAATTGGATAGCTCGTGCTCGTGCTTCGCAGGTGCGAAGGCTCGTTGCTGTAGTCCGCCTGATTCATGCCCGGATGCGTTGGCCGTGTCAGCGCAGGCAGGCCGTGCTGCCCCTCGTTACCGTAGCCTTGATTCACGTAGTTGTAGTCCACATTGGCGCGTTGCGTGAACTTGTTCAACCACTCCCACATTTCAGGCAGCTTCGTCAGAATCGAACGACCGTGATCTGGACCGGGCACAACTGGCTCATCCTGCGAGTACATCGGCGGGCGCAGCGCACCGGGGCTATAAGGAATCATCCCACCGCGATCAAACGCCACGATTCCACCCTGCGCGTACCCCTGCTGCGGAATCGTCGTACCAGTCGGCAACCCAGCCACACCTTGCGTCACACCCTGCGCTACCGTCGGCGGCTGTTGGGCAAGTTGCTGTTGCGCTTGCTGTGCGTTGGCACCCGCCTGCATATTCTTGCGCTCATTCAACACGGTCAGCGCGAGGAACGCGGGGACGGGACTGTTCGGACTGTTGACCGCTTCCAGCAATGCCGGGGTCGGCATCGAGTTGGCCATTTCCTGAAGCTGGAGGATGTCCATGTTATTTCCCGAACATGTTCCACAGGCTCAAGCCTGTAAGTCCTGCACCCGTGATCTGCGACCATAGCGACGGACGGCTCTCGTTGGTCGTCGTGGTCTGCGTGCTATTGCCATTGAGCGGGTAGCCGCGCAGGATGCTGTTGGCAAAGTTCAGTTGCTGGTACGGCCACTGCTGTTGCTGCTGAAAACTCTCATAGTCATAGTCCCGACCAAGCTGGCCCAGCGACTGCTGTTGTGCGCCAAACTGGTTCTGCAGCGTGGCAATGCCCATTTGGTTCTGCAACTGGTTCTGACCGAGAGTGCCCAGCACACCTGCCGCTTGGTTAGCGACCCCCGCGCCCGCGAGCGCGCCAGAGCGGTCTTGATTGAACTGCCCCATACCCGTGGTGTACGCAGATTGCAGACCCGCGTTCTGGTTGTCGTTCATCTGCTGCATGAGGTTGCGCTGCTGTTCAGCATCAACCAGACCGTGCCGCGAGCCACCGTACGCGCCCGCCTGCACCGCCTTCGCTTGGTTCATGTTCTGCTGAATCTGACCACTGCGCTGCAGTTCGCGGTTCTGGATGTCCACCACGTTCTGCATGTAGGGCGACATGTACGAACTTGCCACCCCGGGATCGATCCACTTCTGCGTGGCACCGAGCCCCGCCAGCCCCGCCTGATTCGCATAGTTGGTCGCGGTGCCGGTCTGCCCCGGTGCCTGCATGGAGCCAATGGAACCAAACGACTGGTTCTGCAAATCGGAGAAGTTCTCCAACCGTTGACCGCCGTAGCCCTGATAGGGTGAGTACGACAGCGCGAGCGAGCGCCCGAGCATGTCGCCCACATAAGGGCCAGCCCATTGCGGAAGGTCTGCACTGTTAGTGCTGGTTTGAGTGGTGTCAGCCATGACGCGCCCTTACGGTATGAGTTTGGCAGGGTTGATCTGCCGCGCTGGTTGCTTGTTACCGGTGCGCGCATGACGGATGCGGTCCATCATGTCGTACAGCACCTGTGCCCCTGCTTCAGAGGAACCATTGCCCAGATGACTTACCACGTCCGCTGGGACCACGAATTCTTGTGCACTCAGGACAGCCGGTTGCTGTCCTTCAATTGTAGCGGGGATGCTGTCAGACAAGCCATCCCCCGGCCCCTTGGTCATGCGTGGAGCCAGTGACGCGATGCCGCCCTGTGCCAAGCCCAGCAGTGCTTTCTTCTTGCTGTCACCGACCACAAGCGGTGAACCCACCCTACCGATCTGCCCCTGCGTCGGCCCTGCAGTGCCGGTTTCACCGGGTGCGGGGTGCACGTACGGCGTGCTCATGCCGGGATCGTCTGTGTGAACGATATCCGGAGGGATTGGATTCACGGTCATCTGCGGCGACTGCGGGTTGCCTGATACATACGACGAGCGCAGGTACACATGCTCCGGATCGAAGCCCGGACGATAGTTGGCAGGTGCAGGCGTGTATGTCTGCGCCAAGCTGTAGTTGGTGATCGGCCCTTTCCAACCGTCGCTGGCCGCACCGCCACCGCTCGCTGCGTCGTCTTCGTTCAACCCTTCGAAGATGCTTCCGACGGTGCCAATACCCGTGATGACCTTCTCCGGATTGTTTTTTGCCCAATCGATGATGCGCTGCCACCATTCCGGGTCTTCGTAGCCGGGGATAGTTGGCGGATCAAACGTAGGGATTGTGGGTAGCTCCGGGTTCATCGGAATTTCCGACATAGGCGGAGGTAGCGTCGGGGGTAGTTCAGGCCAACCCGGAGGCACTTCAGCCGGTGGCGTCACAGTTGCTTGTGGGAAGTCATACACACCTGTTTCTGGATTAAAGATTCCTTCAGCCCCACCAAACTCTGAGCCAACAAACCCTTCTTCGAACGGTGTGTACGCCGGGAAGCCCTCTTCGAATGGCACATAAGGAAGCGTACTCAACCCTGCTTCTGCTCCAAACGTTGAACCAACGAAGCCTTCTTCAAATGGCACGTATGGCAGCCCACTGACAACCGATCCGCCACCACCAGCCCCTGCACCTGCGGCTGCCCCCTCCGCAGTCGCACCAAGCCCCGCCGCCGCTGCACCGAAATAGCCACCCGCTATGACGAGCGGTATGTAGTCGTACCACTGCGTGTTGGTGTTCCGCGTGAACTGCTGCGCGTTGGACACATCAGGAACGTACCGGCCCTGCTCATTCTTAACGTACGGAACGACTATGCCGCCTTTGTCGCCGTACTTGATCGTGATACGCGGGCTGCCGTATTCATCAACACCAATGCTGGTGTTGATGCTGTTGGAGTTGTAGTTCACTCCAGTTGCAGGGTCGGTGTACGCATACGCGCGGTTATCAACCGCCGACATGCCCCCCTCAGTGATACCGTTGGCTCGCTGCGTCGTGTAATCCGAAAACGTCTGCCAATCAGGCAAAGCACTTGCATCGGGATTCGACGCGTAGTACCCACGGCGTGCACCTTCATAGTCCTGTTCGTTGTTGAACCAACCCCCCAGTTGCCCGCTGTAAAAGCCGCGCTCAATAGCGTTCGGATCGATGTTGAACGGCAGCCGGTGCAGCCCACCATTCTCAATCTGTAACGAATATGAGCCATCAGGGTTCTGCGTGAAGCGTCCCGGCTCACCAACCTGCCCACCGTCAGCGAACGCCTGCATGCCCATCTCCATGCCCCTGCGGACCAGACTCTCGATACCGCTCATGGCTTTACCTTCAATGTGTTGTTGTCGCTCGTATCGCGGTACACATCACCCGAGCGCAACGAAGACAACTGCGTCTGCGTCGGCAGACTGTTGATGTTGACATTGACTGATGCGGCGTTGACGTGTCGCACCGCCTCGATTTGGCGGAAGTACGTGTCCAGCGTGCGCACGAATTGCAGCATGTATGTCCCGTCGTACTCCTTGGGCGGCAGTGGAAGAAGAGGCGCAGCCATGTGCCTACCTCCTGCCATCCGGGCGCACATCGGCGCGCGGTTTGCCAACCTGCCACGCAACACCAAGCTGATCGGATTCCACACGCAGCGATATTTGCCGCCCGCGCAGGCGCACATACACCTGCTCCGTGAACTGCTCAACCGGCACGGTCACACCGCGCACCACCGTCGTCGGCGGCTCAACAGTGTAGGCAGACCCGGGCGAGCGGCGCGGATACAGCGTCATCTTCACTGCCGGTGTCGCATCAGTCGAACCCACGAACGTGATGTCGGGGATCATGCGCCAGATCATAGCGAACTGATGTCCGTCGCCAATATCGAAGTCCGCTGATTCCACGTATGCGTTGATGGGCGCTGGCGCGGTGTTGATCAGTTCACCGTCATCCACACCGTTCTCGTGGTACACGATGGAGCCGTTGGTAGCCGCAATCGGGAAGCCGCGCAGTGGCGAGTCCAGCCACGCAGTGCGCGACAGGTTGCCGTAGTACCAGATGTTTTCGAGGTAGTTGTAGACCACATAGCGGTCGTTCTGCAACGCATCCTGTGAGCAATAGAACCACCAAATTTCGTTGAAGCCCTCGTTGCTACCCGCGCACACCTGCCAACGCTGCGTCGTATTGAAGTCTTCGAAGATGTGCCGCAGCAGCGTGCAGTCCAGCGTCTCGACGCGACCGGTGTAGCGATAGAACTTGTCCGCCCCCATCCAGTACGCCGCGTTATTGGCAACCGCAACCGCATTCGGTCCTGCAATCGACAGGTTCTCCGCGATCAACTGCGCACCGAACACGAACGGCAGACCTTGGTATTGCAGGGAGTAGAGCCCAGCATCCGTCCAGACCAGAATCTCCTGCCGCGCGTTGCGCGCCGTGATGACTGAGGAGCCGTACGACAGGCGCAGATCGCCTGCCTGATTCGTCGCTGCGGGTGTCCACTGAACGGCATTCTCCTGATCACTCCATCGGATCAACATGGGGTCCATTACGGCGCTGCCGAGGGGGTTGGTACCGAAAACAAGAACAAAACGTGAGACATCGGAAACGACGAGTACGTTGTGCACCTGTGGCACGTTGCTCGCGCCTACCAAGCTGTCCAGCCGCACGCCGCGTGTGCCGGTGCCCGTGGAAGCATCCCAGTAGTAGAGCCCGCCGCCACGCGGGCCGTAGATCAGGTCTTCACCGAACTGACCGTGGTTCCACAGGCGCAATTGGAAATCGATGCTGATGTACGAGCCCGAGCCCCAGCCCCCGCGCCCCCAACCGCCAGCGCCCCAGCCCGTGCCTTGAATGTACGTAGCCAAACCAGTGTTGACCTGATACGCGGCCACCACTGCACCGCCACCACCCGTGGTCGTGGCATTCGCTGCCTGCGGCAACGTAATTGAGTACGAGTCCCCGTCAATGAGCGTGATACGAAACTCACGGTTCAGTTGGTCGGGCGTGAAGCCCGCGAAACCCGTAGCCCCGGTAAAGGTCACGTAATCCCCATCCGCTGCGCCGTGCGCGGTGTCGGACACAACAACCACATCAGAGCCATTGATAGTGGCGAAAGGATTGTTGTTGATGATGCTCGACGCACGCAGTGGGGTGATGTCGTACAGCGCTTCGCCCAGTTCGACGTAGTATTTCAGGTGCGTGCCGAAGCCCAGCAGGTTCTCGTTGGCGAGCGTCACCCAGTTGATGAGCGTGCGCGCCACACCCTCGTACGCTTGCAGGCCGATGCGCACCCAACCGCCAATCTTCTCCGGATATCCGGAACGGAAGCGCACTTTGTCGCAGGAGTACCAACCACCTTCGGAAACGTAGTTGGTGTTCTCCCGGTCGATACCCGGCTTGAACTGGAGGGCTTGCAAAGGCATTACGCCGCCTCCGCGTTAATCGTTACTGAACCGCTGGCAATGATCGTTGCTCCGCCGTCACCTGAAATTTGAATAGCAAGCGTGCATGTACGCGCGCCTACACCGGTTACGCGTTGTCCCCAGAGAACCGCAGTGCCAAGCGAAATCCATGAATTATCGGTTGCTGCCGAGCCGGGGTAATTAACCGCAGTTCCGCTTATCGAAGCACGAATCACGTATCCACTACCTAGACCTCCTGACGTTGGCGTACCCCACTGTGCCATACCCGGAGTCGTGTTACCTGCGCCGTAACTGATGCTGCCGTCGCTACCGAAACTAATGAGCGCGTTCGCGTCTGTTGGTGCACCAACAGTGTGGTCAACCGTGCCAGATGGCACCGTAATGACAATCGAATTGAACACCCTGCGCCACACGTCATCACTGCCCTTGATCCACAACTCCTTCAGGTTGCGCCACGTGTCGCTGCTGTCCTTGATGTGGATTTGCGTGAGCTTGCGCCACGTGTCGCTGCTGTCCTTGATGTGCAGTTCGGTAGCCATCAGACGTACACACCCCAGATGTCACCGGGCAACCCTCCGCTTGGGCCGCTTGTGGAAACCTGCATCGAGCCAATGCCGATACCCACCGGGCCGTTGCCATACAGCCGCGTGCCGACAACCAGATTTGCAAGCGGTAGCTGGTAGTTCGTGCCGTCGAAACCCAAGAATCGCGCGCCTGAACTACCCAGATACACACGCCCCGTGGTATTCGCTGCCGGATGCGACACCATCACGTCACCACTGATCGTGCCACCCGCTGTCGAATACGGTGTGTAGTTGAGCGCACCGATCACATCACCGTACTGCGGAACGACGTTCCCCACACGCCCGTTGTACGACTGCACAGGAGCGCCGGAAGCAGTGATGTAGCCAACGTTATTGGTCAACAGCGAGATAGCCGCGTTGTCGAACAGAACGTTGCCGATATCGGTGCTGTCTACCGTCACCTTGACCCGTGAACCGCTACTCCATCCAATCTTTACGATGTTAGTAAGTTGGCCAACCCCATTACCCTGCTGCACCGGTGTAAACGCTAGCGCGTTAGTCACGTCCAGCGAAGAAAGAGTAACAGCGCCCGTACGCGTGTTGAACGACGACACACCTGCTACACCAGCATTGATGGCTGACTGCACAAACTGCGTGGTGGCGATCTGTGTGGTGTTGTTACCCGTGGCTGCAGTCGGCGCAGTAGGTACACCGGTCAAGGGGGGAGAAGCCAGAGATGCGTACGGCGTCAGCGCCGACGCCGTTATGTATCCAGCCGGGTTCGTGTTGTTGTAGGGTGTGTAGCCCAGCGCACCCGTCACGTCGGCACTCTGCAGCACTACCGCGCCTGTGCGCCCGAACACAGACTGCACCGGAGCCCCGGCAGCGTTGATGTAACCAGCGGGGTTGGCTGCGTTGTACGCGGTGTAACCCAGCGCGCTGGCGATGTCGCCGCTGTTGAGCACCACCGCGCCCGTGCGCCCGTTGACCGACACCACACCCGTGGTCGCAGCAGTCACAGCAGACACGACGTACGCAGTTGTCGCCAGCGTCTGGTTGTTGGTGCCGGGTGGCTGCGTTGGGGCAGTCGGCGTTCCTGTCAAGGGAGGAGAGGCCAGAGGCGCGTATGACCCCAACGCAGCCGAAGTGATGTATCCAGAAGGGTTGGCGTTACTGTACGGCGTGTAACCCAGCGCATCGGTGATCTGCTGGCTGGACAGCACCGGGTTGGCCTGCGCCAGATAGAAGTCCGAGCCATCGCAGAACACCGCAGCGGACTGCCCGGGGGCAACCGCAACCGCGATGCCGCCGCTGGTTTTGATCAGTACGTTGAACCCACCAGTGGTCGCGTTGCGCACCACATAGTTCTTCGGCACGTTCGGCGCGATGATCGCGCGGTTGGCCGACAGCGAACCCGTCGCCACGATGATGGCGTTGCGCGCCTGATCCACGTTGCCGTTGACCGTCGAAAGCGTCTGGTCGGTGTCCACCATCGACAGCGACAGCACACCACAGATGGCCGTCTCGATGAGCGTGCCGAGATTACGGTTCGTGGTGACATTCCACGTTCCGGTCTGTTCGCCTGCGCCGATCAACTCCAGCCGCAGTGAATTCGAATATGTGCTGGGCATTTAGTTGCTCACCTCGTTCAACGCTTCTCTGGCTGCGTTGTATTGGGCAATGCAGGCGTTGCGTTCAAGCACGACGACATCGGCGGCGTAAGCGAGTTCTGCAACCATTTCTGCATGCACAGTTGAAAGTTGGGTTGGCGGGGCTGCGTAATCTCTGCACTCAGCGGGGGCAAGCTCGGCGGCTTTGAGACGGTTCCGGGTGGCAGTGAGTTCGACGCGCAGCCGGTCACGCACAGCGACAACATCACGTAGCTCTTCCAGTGTGGCAGTGAGAATGGCATCGGCGCTGTCCCTGATCTTGGTTTCCTTGGCCCTGAACGCAGCTTCCACATTGGCCTTGTCAATCGCCACCTTCGCAACGTATTCCGCGTGATCCTTCTTCAGCTTCGCTATCTTGCGGTCGCTGAACACCTTGTGTGTCCCCATCCCGACGAGTGCAAAGCAAAGCGCAAAGCCCACGATTGCGGCTATCCGTACGCCCAGCGGAATCGCGCCCCAGCCCATCAGCCCCTCGTCTTGTGGATACCAGCACGGACACCATGGCGGTCAATCGTCAGAACGCGGTTGATCGGATTGGCGGGCTCTTTGATCGACACATGCATCCACGTGCCGAATTCGTTGATCACCTGTTTGATCCCAAATGCATTCATGTACGGCACCAGCGCTTCGCACACTTCACGCGGCGAGCCGTATCCCGGCACCTTCACATCCGCAGCCATGCCGAGAATGTGGTCGGAGTTCGACACGCCACCAACGGCGGCATTCACAGCGGGCGAGCGATAGCCGCTGCTGATCACCACCGCCTTGCCGCCCAGATAGTCACGCACACCCTCCAGCGCGAACGCGAGATTGAAAAGCTGCTCCAGCACCTGCGGAGACGGCACGTTGGGGTCGCCAATAGCCATGGCGGTTTCCGAATCGATGAATTCGTTTAGCCAGAAATTAGGACTGAGTTGTGCACTCATACCGCTTCTTCCTGAACCCCCACACTTTCAACGCCGTACCGAGCGCATACAGCGCGACAGACACTGCGAACACCAACATCTCCGTGGGCACCCACCCCATGTTGTAGACCCGATACATCGCCGCCACGCTCGTGATGCCGCCGCCCAACAGGCCAAAATGCTGGAACCAGTTGTCCTTGAATTCGTAGCTGAACAGGCCCGCGAGACAGAACAGGTAAATGACGAAGAAAGCAGAGATGGTTGTCGTGATCATTTGCTCCCTCCTACACCAAACCACTTGCGCACGATGTCTTTGATCAAGTCCCACACGTCGGTCGGGTTGATGGCACCAATAAAGTCGTACGTGCGAGCGACCAGTGCCATGGCGAAGCTACCGAGCAAAAAGCCAACAAGCCCTTCCGCCGTCTCCATGCTCAACACCGTGGCGAGCCAGCGCGTTCCAAAATGCGCGATCAGACACCCACCAATGAAGATGCCCAGCGACATGAAGAACGGACGACGCAGAAAGATCAGCGCTACCGCACTGCCCGCCATCCCCGGTGCCGCGTTGCGAACCTCGTCAGGAATCTGTTCCCACACGGCGTCACTCCGCAGCCGCAGGCGGCGGCTCTTTCAGCTTGGCAATTTCGGTTTCCAGCACTGCGTTGCGCGCAGCTACACGCGCAAGCTCCGTCATGGCTACGTTGCGCTGCTGCTCAAGGATGGAGATGAAGATTTCGAATTCATTGCTGGGCATGCGTACCCCCGCCATCCTTGTCGCCACCGCCGCCCTTGTCAGACCCCTTGATAGCGTCGGTGAGTTGCTGCTTCAACGACTTTGAGTTTTCACGCTTCTTCCAAATGAAGCCAGCAATCACGGCGATCACTGCCAATGCTATGAACGTTCCCCACATGGTGACTCCGTATCAAACAGATAGGCGCTTTGCGCCGGATCGGTACTCGTCTCTTCGATTCATACCGCTGCCAAGACGTTCTAGTTGTTTGATCCCTTCTCCGTAACGCTCCTGATACATCTTCAGCACGTCTTCTTCGCCCTTCATAAAGATGTAGGCGTTGATCAGCGTGCCGTACAACAGCACGTGGTCGAAGTTATCCCCGAGCCACGACGTACCCGCATCCACGATGGACGGCGGGTAGTAGTAGTAATGCAGTTCAACCTGATAGTCGTCGTTCGGTGTCGGCCCCACGATGAATGACACGTCATCGAAGATGGCGTAGTGCTTCGGCACACCAGTCACGGCATCGTTCGAATATGCCTCGCGGATGTAGCTCACATCCTTGTTGAACAGGTACGAGAACGTGCCCCCCGGCTGCACCACTGCCATCGAGTACACCGCCAGAAAGTCTTCCGGCATGGTCAGGTACGCGTTGTCCTGCGAGAAGAAGCCAACTTGATTCCGGCGCAGCGACGGGATGTAGACCGTGTTGTAGACGTGCTTCTCTGCCTGACGCACGAACAACGGGATGCTCGCCACGAATGTGGATTCATAGTTCTCCGCCGTGCTCTGCACAGCGTCAACCAGTTGCGTGTACGTCAACGCCATGTCTACTTCGCCTTGAACGGGAACGGCTTCTTGCCAGCGCTTTTGGCACCAAACGGCTTGCCCTTGCCACCGAACGGCGGCTTACCCTTCGCTGCCATGAATGCTGGAAGCGGCTTCTTATCCTTGGCCATCGACTATCTCCCCACCTAGCGGTGCAATGACATCAATCACCCCCGATGAAATCGGGGTACGCATGACGGCAGGTGCCGTGATTTCACGGCTCTGCGCGTACTGATCCGGGCGCGGGTTGCGCAGGGCTTCGGCATCAATTACCGGTCGCTCGCCCACGAACAACTGCGGCTGGTCCGGCACCCAACAGCGCGGGCAGGCCATGGTCTGCGTCATCTGCCGCTTGACGATCAGCGGGCGCAGCTTGCGCAGGCGCTCACGCAGCCCGCACACATCGCAGATGCCCAGTGCCCGACTGCCCCGCGCGTAGGGGTGGCTCATCCCACCCTCGCAATCTTGGGCACGAAACGGGCTGATACGCGCTGTCTGTCTTCACTCAATGCGAGACTGAATTGGCGCTCATACTCCGCCTGTAAGCCTTCAATCCGCGCTGCGCCCTCGGGCATCTTCAGCGCAATGTAGAAGGCAAGTCCGGCTACGAGCGCAGGCAGGAAACGGAACGGCGTATCCGACGTTTCAATCCCCTGTCCAGCATCCTGCATTCGTCGCAGACGCCAATAGCGAAGTTGGTAGCCCTGTATCCCCGGTATAGGCCACAGATACACAGCCGGGGCGTCGCGCTGCCGATCCACGTAAATCTGGTTCGGTCTTCCCGTAAGCAGCTTGTTAGGGATCGTCGCGTGCGTGCTGAACCCGATTCGCGCGAGTTGCACATCATTCTGGGTGGACGCGTTGCCGTCGTTCTGCCGCAGTACGTGCTCGATGATGTCGATAGTGTCTGCGGGCAGGATGTACGAGCCAATACCCAGCGTGAGGTCTTGCGTACCCTCTTCAACGGTCCACATGTTCAGACCGCGATTGGCCCACTCCAGCGTGAGCAGATTCATGCTGCGACGTGCAGTACGAAGGTCGTACCCCGTGCGCATTTCGAGCCCCACACGCTCAAACGCTTCCTCCGCCACATCCGTGAAGGAGAGCGCGAAGTTGGTTGTTCCCGTTGTTGCCATCAGCAACGCTTCCCACGTTTGACAGCGCCGCCGCGTTTGAATGGGCGTGGCTTACCCGTTGCCGTTGTCTCGATTACCGAGTCCAGCATCTCGCGGCGGCGTTTGCCAAGCGTGCCCTCATACGAAGGCGGAGCCGTTTTGGGCTCCGCAGCTTTGTCCAGCTTGAAGGTGTCGTTGTTGCCGCGCTTCGGGCCTTTGGTGCCCGGAACGGGATCAGTTGGTCTGCGTTTGATTTCACCCATGTCAGCCCTTCACAACAGGCGACCAGTTGGGTGATTGAGCAGTAGCTACGGGCACCCAAGGTTCGCCAAAAAAGCGGCCAGCGACCGCTGCTCTACCTCGCGCCCCGAGCGCTACAACGCCCAGTTCGAAAACCGCTTGTGGTTGCGTTTCACCAGCGACGCTCGCCTTGCCGCGTGCGCCCACCGAAACAACCCCAAGATCGAACGGATTATTCGCTGTAAACGTCGAAGCTGCAACCCCCGCCTTGGCCTTCCCACCGACCGAAACGGAGCCCAACGAGAAGCTGACACCTGCCGTCAACGTGCCAGCAACGCCTGCTTTGCCCTTCGCACCAACCGACACGTTGCCAAGATTGAACGCCGCACCGAACACCTGCAGCGTCCCGGCCACACCCGCCTTGCCCTTGGCTCCGATGGTGCCGGTCTGATTGATATTGGATTGCAGCAGTCCCGTGGCGACTGCCACGCCACCTGCAGACACACTGCCTACACCTGCTACGTATGTCGGCAAGCCACGCGCAAGCGTGCCGGTGAGGCGCGAGCCCCACCCACTGACCAGCAACCGCGTGCGCTTCGGGATCGTGCGGCTGCCGGTGAACAGGTCGCCCATGACCACGGAGTGGCCGACCGAAACGCCCGTCTGCTCGACAGTGACGTTGCCTCCGCGCCCGGTGAAGTTCCCGGGCAAGCGCATTCCCCAACGTCCTGTTGCCAGCTTGGAAAAGTGCCCGATGGAGCGCGGCGTGAGTGGGTCAATGACTGCGGCTGCGTAGCCGATACCGACCGACGTGCCTGCTTCCGAGATGTACGTGATGGTGCCGCGCCCGGTGAACAGCCCCGCCTTGCGCATTCCCCACCGACCGGTACTGAGGCGCGAGAAGCGCTGCAACGCGCCGCGTGTGGAAGTGACATCAGCGCCAAGTGCTGCACCCTGCCCCACGGACACGCCCGTGCCCGTGATGATGAGCGTGCTGAATTCAGCGACTGCTACAGACGAGCCGCGTGCTTCCCCGGTGCCCTGTACCTGCGCACGAGAGAAGATGCCGGTACGGCGAACACCGTACCGGCCCGAACCAAGCCGTGAGAACGCGGCCACGGTTTACCTTCCGATCAGGTGATCGTGAACGTGTCCCCGTTGGCGGGTGCGTGGCTCAGTGCGCTCACCGTCAGCACACCACCAGCCGTGCTCGCCGTGATATCCGTACCCTGCCCGCGCAGATTCGCCGTCGTGGTGTTGTTGGCGAAGATCAGGATGCGGCCCTTGTACTGGTCGGTGGCCGAAGCAGCCGGGTCCAGCGCGCTGGTGACGATGCTCGTCTGCGTGCTGCCAGTTCCAACCGTGCCGAGCACGTTGCCCTTCACAGCCGACAGGAAGCGGTTTTCAGCATCGGTGTTGTCGGCGCTGATATCGGACGGGTACATGGCCGACGCGTTGCCGAAGGTTTCGATGATGAATGCCTGATCCTCCACCGCCTTCGTTGACGCGTCGGACACGATGACCGTCAGAATCTTGCACGACAGTTCCGCTGCAGTGAACGCGAACACCCATGCAGCAGACGAGCCGTTGCCACCCGAACTGGAAGCGGTGGGTGCAGAACTGATGTCGGCCCACGAGCCGCCGTCTTTCGATAGGCGCACATCGCCCACCGCAGGAGTCCAGTCAGCACTCACCGCGAAGTCCACCACACCACGCTTGATCATCGGAATGCGAATGTGCGTGGCAGTGACAGTCGCAGTGTTGTACTTCCGTTGGAAAATCATCAGAGCCCCCTGTTAAGTCCGCGACCGAGCGAGCGGCCACGTTCGATTTGTGAAAGAAGGATCCCGCCACCGCCACCACCAGCGGCCTTGATTTCGACAAGCGCCGCGCTTGTCGGCACGCCGTCGGTGACAGCGATGGACTTCACACCAGCAGTCAGGTTGGAAGACCAATAAGTAATCCCGAGATCCTCTTGGCCACTGTTGCTCCAAGTACCCTCCGAAAAGGAATACGTGGTAGCAGCCGTCCCGAAAAAGTGCACGAGAACCGCATCGCCCGTTGCGTCGAACGTGAAGTTCAGGGGCGTCACGCTCGCATCCGCTGTCTCAGTGCCAAACGGCGCGGACGTGTCATGTCCGGTGACCGTGAACGCAAAGGCTTTGCCCTCGGCATAGGAACCGGAATTCGTGAATGTCAGGTTCTGATTGGCCGTCGTGATGGACGAGAAGTACAGATACAAAACCTGATGGCCCGTAACCGGAGCCAGCATCGCCGTCGCATCAGTCGGCGACAAGGCATCCGAAGCAAGTTGAAATCCGCTTAGTGTGGCTGTTGAGCCATAGTCGTTGACGACAGCAATGATGACCGGGACGCCAGTTGGCAGGCCAGTGAAAGCCGTCGAACTTGCCCCACTGAACGCAACGTAACTCGACTTTGTGCTGTAGGCGATTGCGACGGCCATTTATGTCACCTTGAATCGGAAGATGCGGCGGCTCGCCCATAAACCTGTGCTGTTGTAGTAGGCGGCGGGGTCGTGGAAATTGTTAGCTGCACGATATGGGGTGTATTGCCCGTAATCACTGAGAGTGGCCAGTCCACACAACCACGCTTCACCCAGCGACGGGACCGCAACCAACGCCATCAGCGAGTTTGGCCAGTCGTGCCCGCCGTTGGTAATCCCGTAGTACGCCGGAGGATCGAAGCATTCCCACGTCTTGCTCACAGTGTCGTAAACCACAATCCACGGGTCTGTATCGACTTTATGGAATGAGTCCGGACCAATAACGAGTTTGTTGCCAACGGCTACCATTCCACGGTTCTGCCCCGGTGTGCCGGGGTGATGCCCGTCGCCGGATTGAGGGCCATCGAATGTGCGTAGCCACCACGGCATCATCTGCGGTAGTGGGATGTAACTGACCGAACTAGCCGCAGGGAACGTGTTAAGGTCAACCGCAATGATCGCACCGCGCAACAGCGATGTCGTATCAGGTTGGCCTACATAGTCAGCGTTACCGCTGCCGTCATTCACACCATATGCGACCATTAACGAGAAAAACAGCGTGCGTTCGATCTGGCATGTGTTGCCAATCCCGCCCTGCCCCCATCCGGTGTTGATGCCAGTCACAACGTGCTGCGGTGGACTGCCCATCTGCATGATGGGCACCGTCGCTGTCTGCCGCACCCAGTTGTGTTTGCCGTTGCCATCAGGCGCGCAATCAAACGCCGAAACATGCACGTAAAAAACTCGATTTCCTTGCGACCCACCGTTGTCTACGTTGACGACTCGTGCTTTGTGGTCAGTCGTGTCGTACGCCGGACCCTTGTTCGGACGACCCCAACCAACGTTACCAGAAGCATTCAGTCCAGCATCCCAATCAGTACCGGGGTTCCCGATGCTGAATGCTTGTAAACGGCTTTGGTTCGGCATCGTCCAACCATTGCCGAGCGCCACACCGTTCACACCTGCACCAGTAACAGACGTGTTGTTGTACCCGGGCGGTGTCCACTTGTACATCGCGGCAAATGATGGTTCATTCCCAGCCATTTCTGAACCGCGTAAATCGTCGTAGCCAATGTCACATGGCCCCATCCAAATTTGTCCGTTGCGATCAACGAACATGCCCGTGCCGTCAGGCATGAATGGCCCACGCTGCGCACCGTCATAGAAGCCGTGGCCCAAATCCTCTCGCCACGGATATTCTGCATAAGCATTACCAACCATCGACCACGTAGAAGTACCAGACGACGCTGCTGTTGAAATCTGCGTACGCCAAATTTCCTGACGCCCGTTTTGTGTGTTCGGTCCTTTCGGCCCGGGCGGGTAGAAACCGGTGCCCGTTTCAATTTTGTATCCCGGCGTTCCACTACCACTGACATTTACTGGGTAGTGATCGTCCCAGTCACCGCCAGCGAGGTACACATAATCGCCTGCAGCGATCAAGACGTTGTGCTTGATAGAGCGCAACGGGCCAAGTCCGTTACCCCCAAACGTATTAGCGGGGTTTTCAGGATGCTGTGCTACGACATCAAACGTCGAAACCGTCTTGCTACGTGTGACCTTGATCGACCGCACCCTTTCAAAACGATTGTTGTATTCGGGAGTGCCGAAGGCGGGAGTGCTGCTGTTATTCCAACCACCGAAGAAGTACGTCTTGCGCAGACTGGTTGCGCCACGCCTGTCGATGAAGTCCGCGTGAACGAAGCTCATGTAGTTGGGGCCACCGCCAAACGTGCTATTGAACTCCGACAGGCTGCTGGTGATGTTCTGCCAGATGTCCGTCGTCGCGTCGTACAACGCCACGCCTGGCATCCCGAAGGCGAGGATCGTGTTGGTGTACGGGTCTGCCGAGAACGCGCCACCCGTCATGCCGAAGGGCATGTCTGACAACCGTTCTGGCAAGAACGTCGTCGTCAACGGTGCAGTCGGATTCGCCAGCACTGGCCGAATGTCGGCGCGGAAGAAGTACGGCACAGCCGCCTGACCACTTGATTGGTGTTGGTCATCGCCGCCACCCCAATAAACGTGGTGCCCAAGGAATTTGCAGCCTGCACGACCACTACTCAACATCCAACGCGCGCCACCGACCACGCACTCCGACTTGCTCATGCCGGTGAACAGGACGCTGTAGGGCGGAACAATCGTCGCGTTGATGTATCGACTCGGAAGAACAACCGACAGGCTTGGCCCCTCGACCTGATTCGATGCGCTCGCACCACCGATGACAACCGCGCAATCGAACTGCCGCGAATAGGCCGCGTGCATGTTGAACCAGCCGAAATGCTGCTCAATACCCGGAAACCACCCGTAGGTATACATGAGGGCATTTGATGCTGCGTTCGATGAGAACACAGGTGGGCGACCAGCCGGATACGGAATCGAAGTTGCTGTGGTGCGCGGAAAACGGTCTGGAGTACCCGTCGCCTGCAAATGCGTCCATGCGCAAATCCCGCTGTTCGATACCGAACTCTTATGCGGACTCCAGTAATCAGTGGGGTACGGGTCCGTCACAGTGGGGCCAGTCCACGTGCGTACCACCATATTGTCGCCGCTTGGATTAACCGCACCACCCAGCAATCTCGGTGCGAGCGCGCGACTGAAAACACCCTGTGAAAACGACACTAGCGCATCGATGCGGTCGAAATACAGGTACAGCAGGTTATCGTAAGCGAACGTCCCAACATCTTCAAACGTATCTGGATAGACCTCCGTCATGCTGCCCGTCAAAGGATCGAACTCGCCCACGCGATTCGACGTACCGATGAGCATTTCCGGGTTGTACGCTTCTGGGTCCGTTCCAACGCGCACACGCCCATGCGCGCCATCGGCGTGCTCGATGATCGTGCCGTCCTTCGTGGTGTACGCGGACTCGTACCACATCTGTCCGCGCTTATTGCGCGGGCGAGAGCCGGTTGAAGTGCCGTTCGTGGATGTGTACCCAGCTACGTCAGCAACAAACGACAACCCAACAAGCGCAGCATTCACCGTCACAGACCCGCTTGCGCTATTCACCGTCTGCCCGTTGGCCGTGGCCGACAGCACCATGCCGCTGATGTCATTGCCATCAACCTGCGTACCGTCAAACGATATCGACGGCAATACACCGCTGTTCAGTGTGATCCACGTCGGCTGCGGCAGCGGGGCAACCCACGAAATCAACAAATAGCCACCACCAGACACCGTAACTGGCAACGGCAATACCGTTTCTTCGCCCACTTGTATGGTGAACGTTGGCGTTGCATACCACACCGGTATTTGCGCTGCCACCGTAGTGCCGACAGCCGCTCCAGCACCCGAAGACACGCTCACGCCTGCGCCAGTCACAAACGTCGGTGGCGCAATAGCGCCAGCGTTCACACCCATCATGGTGCGAATGCCAAGCCCAACGTATTGTGCTGCGCGCATGCGCTACTCCTCGTAAATGGTGGTGCTGACCGACAGTTGCGGCGTGACGCTCGGAGCCGACGTGATGTTGATGGGCGTCACCTTGAACGCAACACCGTCACCAACAGAAGTCAGGTCGAGTGTGCCTCCACCTTGTGACGTGCTCACCGTCACGTCGTTGCCGCTCACAGTCGCCACGTAGTACACAACACCGCTCGTCATGCCCGTAGGCAGCGAAGAGCCATTCGTGGCGTAAAAGCAGATGCGGTCGTTGACGTTCACACCCGTCAGCCCGGGCAACGTGATCACATCCGACACCGTGGCCGTGAAGGGGCCAAGGCGGTTGCCGATCACGCCACTGTGCAGCACCTTCGTCGCACCCGATGCACCCACACCCGTGGAGAAGTGCGTCGCCGTGGCGTTACCCGCCGTGCAGGCACCAAAGCTAATCGCTGCAACCGGACTCACTGCATCATTCGTCACCGTCCAACCACCCGTCGTACGCGCCACGCCCACTCGCGCGTAGCCCGTGTACGAAATCTCATTGCTGTTCTGCGAAGCCGTGTCAGCAACATCCGCACTGTGTAGCGCCACGTAGATATTGGTCAGCGGCGCGGTCGCGGCGTTGTCCGCGAGATTCGTGATCGCCGTTGCGTTGTAGAGGAGCCGCAGATAGTCGTTCGCGGCTGTTTGACCTTTTGACATTGCGCGCTCCTGTTACGGGGTCGGCCCGATTTCGAGGGAATACGTCAGCCCGCTGATCGTCACCGAAGTAGCCGTGCCCGGGATGACTGGGTTTGAAACGATCATGTCCGGCGTGTTGCCCGACGTGTCGATGTTGAAAGAGATGTCCACCACGGCAGTCGATGTGATCCACTGTCCATTGTCAATTGTGCCCGCTGTCGGTACACCGCTCGGCGTCATCGTGTTGGCTGTTGCCACTGCTGGCACCGCCATCGTTGCGCCTGCGAATGCCGTTGCATTGAAACCGACATTGGCCAGCGTTGTGGTGCTGGAACGCAGACGAAACACACCGCCACCCAACCGTGCGAGCATGGCATCGAGCGCTGCTTTCGTAGCTGCCCCACCCACAGTCATGTTCTTAGCCATTAAGGTTCTCCATAACGCCTTCGCACAGGTGCTTCGTCACTGAACCATCCTCGTGCGTGATTTCGAGTGTGAAAGACACCTTCACACGCCCCAATGCGGGTTCAGTAGTCCAGTCGTTCACGGCACGTCCAGTTTGCTCGTTATCCTGTCCCATATCACCAAATCCCCACCGACCCCACTGCCAGTCCCAACACAAATCCGATGACCAATAACAATGCCGCCTGTATCAGTTGAAGGACTTCCTCCTCCGTCAGCGGTTCCATTCCAGTCGTTCGCTTCCCAGTACGTGCGTTGCCAGTTTGAAGATGCCCACATCACGCCCCATCCAGTGTCGTGCGCGTGCGATTACCATCCGCGTCTGCCGTACCACCGATGCGCGTCTTTGATCCGTCAAGCGATTTGAACGTGGGTGATCCCGGCCCACCAGACACATTGCCCGCTGCATACGCCGTGAGGATGCGCATGATGTCTTCCGCGCTGTAGCCACTCTCGATCAGCTTGCTCCACACCGCCGACGCAACGCTTTCAGCCGTCAACCCTGTACCCGTCACGACAATCTGCGCGGCCAGCGAGCCCTTCGCGGTCGCAGTTGATCCCGCCGCACCACCTGAGCCACCAAGCAACGCAACCGCGTTCGCCAGCGCTTGTGTCGCACCCAGCAGATTGCCGCTGCCAGCCAACGACGCCGCCAGTTGCAGATACGCCAGCAGTGCTGCATTCGTAATCGCACCAGCGCCGGTCAACGTTGCCACCATCGACACGATCAGTTGTGCGACACCACTGAGCGAACCTGCGCCTGACAGCGATGCTTGTGCGTTCTTGCCAAGCACGCCAGAAGCGGTAACAGCCCCCGCGCCATACAAACTGTTTCGCGCAGCCAACCCACCAGTCTTGCGCGGTTGCAGGAACGCAACCGGATGCCGCGTGCCATCAGGCACACCCGATTTCGCGGAGATGCCCGCGTCGCCCGCGTACAGATTCAATCCAAGCCCGAGACGTTCCTTGCGGTAGCCGCCAGCAAGCGTGGTCACACCTGAGAACGAACGTCCCAAG